CTCTCTTAACTGGTACTCTATTATAATACCATGTTACGAATAGGATGTCAACTAATTTTCTGAATTTTCTGAAAATTTATTAGTCGAATCTATCAGCCTCTCCTAAAACCCATTCAAGGGCTAGTCGATAGCATCTATTTTGAGTGAGGTAGCTTTTATAATCCTCGTAACCAATTTCTCTATTGTTCCACGCTTCTCTTACTTCTTTATCTGTCTCCAAAGTCTCGTTAAATACTACCATAATCTCTTCGCGAGTCTTCATTTTATTTAGCATCTAGTACAACCTCTCCGTCGATAGTAAATACATACCAGCCATCAACAGTTAATGCCATACTAACTCCATCGATACCGTTCTTACTATACCAATAAGGAAAGTATCTTTCTTTAAACTCATATGGAGTTAAGTATTCTAGCGCTTCCGATAGTTCGCGGAAAGCTTCTGATTGCTCTAAATGTTTAGGTACATCATATAGATTAGGTACCGACATTAATAGCCCCTCCCTATCTGCGGATTTACTTGTTGTTGCGTGTAATTATAGTAAGCTTGTTCATCTTGCATAAACTTACTACCCGCTCCTTGACCATACGACAGGTCATTAGCTACTTGTTTACCATACGACTGTAACATGTCTTTACGTTGTTCAAACGCTTTCACAATACGTTGCAAACGCCCGATAACATGCGTATAGTGTACACAAACTTTCTTCTGTTTTAAATACGATTCTTGTTGCTTTATGTATGCTTCTACTTGGTCTTTCGTTGCTTTTCCGCCTTGCGCGGTAATATGTACTCGTGCTTCTCCATCTAACCGTGACCATTCAACTTCTAACTTTAAATCTTCCATCTCTTGATAATATCGTAGCTTCTCTAGTAAAGAAGACCAGTATATATACTTCGACGGTTGCTCCAACATTTCCTGCTGCAAAATAGACTCGTTGATTTTTAATTCATTACGCATATCGAAGGTTAGTTCTTGTCCAGACTCGTCCCTTATGCGTAAATTCTGAAAATCAAGGTTGTCCACATTGATGTCTATCAAACGGCATTCTCCTCCTTTTAAATAGAATAGAGAAGACAACTATCATCTTCTCTAATTATAATACCACTATTCTATTAATAATGCAACTACTTTTTTTAAAGTTTATTTATTTTTTTAACAAGTCTTAGCTGGAACGAATCTTTAGAGTAGTGTTTGAAGTGCGGGTTGCCTTTGACGTTCTTAATCATGTCGTTAATATTACTCCATGAGCCATTAGCCCAGTCTTTATGATTATCGCAGAGAAGATAGTATTCATCTTGCGCCGGAGTTTTGGTGATAGTATATGTACCACTCTTTAGGATAATAATATCACCTACTTGGTAATTTTCAACTTTAGCTGGTTCGTTTATGATAATACGCATTTTATTCTTCCTCCTTTTGTTTATACCATTCTTTTTCTACTCTGTCTATCTTTTCTTTATGTATAACATCTTCACATTTCTTACACTTATACCTAGTTGTTGTAATTACTAAATTGTCGTTTCCATCTCTTACTGATGCAATTGTTTCATACTCACCTTCATAGTCATGTGGACAAAATAGCTGCGTAAAGAATTTAATCAAAATATATCCTCCTCGTGATAGTCATGTTCTAACTGTCTAATAACTTCCATATGAAAACTAGTAGTTCTAACTAAACCCCAATCAAATTCGTTCTTGTGTCGATACACATAACAGATGCCATTCCACTTATATTCAAAATTCCCTTCGTAATAAACTCTTCCTGTCTCCATTTAACTTCACCCCTTATTTAAATTTAAAGACAATTTTAAAGTTCTCCACTCTTCTAGTGTCATCTTAGGATGTTTTGTTTTAATCCATTCAAAATCTGCTTTCTCGTAAACGCTTTTCATCCATCTTACATCTAATCTATTACCACCATACACACGCCATTCTTTGTAGCCACCTACGTTTGTACTAACTGTTACCGATGCAGCCGCCATTATAATTCCTCCTCTGTGTCCCATCCCCACCCTACATTCTCTTGGAACTTGTCAATGTCTACGTATTCGATTAGTCCATAAGCTTTTTCATTCGGGTCTGGGTCAGGGTCTATAAATAGTACACCTACATACCCTTCAAATAAATCCACTTCTCTAATCTTACATTTCACTTGTAGATTTCCTAGCCACCCCATTTCTAATATATCTGCGGGTAAGGTACAGTAGTGACCTTTTAAGCTGTTACACAACTTTACAAGCTTGTCCACTTCTTTTTTAATATTTAGTAAGTTAACTTTAGCCATTACCATTACCTCCCGGTAGTAAACTTCTTCTATTTTCATCTACTAGTTTGATAAGGTCAAACCTAGAGTGACCGAAGCTATAGTCGTGGTCTTCTAGTACATACACGCATCCTTTGTACTCATAAGTTTTTCCGTAGTCATAATCCGGACTACCCATACCTGATTCTAAAATAACATCGTCCATATCAACCAATTGCCAACTAGGTTTGTCAATCCCAAACACTTCGATAGCTATACTAAATGGTGGTTCCTCTTTTTCTACTCGTTCTTTAAATGTAACACCTTCCGATTCCAAAAACACATCCTTATCTGATACATATCCTATGTACGTTCCTTTATAAAACATGTTATAGTTCATTTGAAATTCACCCCAGCTTTAGTTAATAATCCTTTTACTTCACTACCATACTCATCAAATATAAAGTACTTACCATCATCTTTTATACTTGATAGCGTATATAACCTACCTTGAAACATGTAAACTGTATCGAAATCTGCTGTAAAGCTTATTTGTGTTTGATAAACCTTGTGACCTTCTGCGTTGTATACCATTGTTAAGTAGTTTCCATTGTCCCAATCCCATATCGTGTATACTTTAATCATTCTCTCATCTCCTTTTCTTCTCCAATAACAAATGTGTGCGGTACAGTATGCGCTACTAAGTCTCCTGTTGATATTCCAGTGAAGAATACTAAATCAATTGTAACCTCTGTACCTCTGATACTTTCTAGTATTTCCTCTGTAGTCATCCTCTCATCTCCTTTTGTTGTTGTCTGTAAGTAAAGAATACCATCAAAAAAGAGAAGGGTCAACCCCTTCTCCTAAACTTTTTTATTTTTTATGTCCACATAGCATTTTGAGCAAAGTCAGCTTTAGGGATGTATGCGTATCGCTGGGTTGCTGTTCCTTCTTCACCTCCTAAATCGTCCGGATGCGTATAGAGTACATATACAGTCTCGGTAACTTCATCGATATAAGCTACGCGACAAATTGTGTACATAACTCCTTCTATCTCCAAACCTAGTAAATAGTTAGGTAAGTAGCATTCTCTACCTACCCAGTCATTCTCTTCATAGTTTAATTCGCTAATATACATATGTATTTCCCTCCTTATAGCCTATAGAAATTAATTTGCCAAAACTCTTTGTCCATTAGATGCGGTTCGCCCTCATTATCGATAAAGAACTTATAATTTTCATCGATTGGGTGTTCTACTTCGAACTCGTTATTGATAATGTCG